CAGCCCTTACTAATTAAGGCAACTTAATGCCAAAACTGCTCCAACCAGTTATGCTCCATACTATCAAAAGCGTCAGGCACGGGGGCCATCCCAACTTCTGAGAGCGCAGAGTTTACTTGGTCGAGAAAACTGCTATAGAACTTCTTTCCGTGAGCTCGGGCAAACCGCAAAGCATTATCCAATTGTTCGTACATTTGCGCTGTATTATCAGGCGATTCGCGAATCCAGTTGGTAAGCTCATAGATTGTGTCCAGATCAATGGGTGCATTGTAAAATTTCGGGTACATTGCGTGGGGAACGAAACCTCGTTTGAGGAATCGGAGTTCGGTTATGGGTTTGGTGTGTTGTTCTTCGCCACTTTTATCAGCTGTGGTGTACTCTATTCCTTTCTGGGCGAAGAACTGAGAAAGGGAGTTGGGATGAAACCAGGTTATGATTTCGGGGGATATTGCATACATGTTGTCGTCACCATAAATGGCATCAGAAACCAACTTGAAGTAATCCTTCGGCAGCAAATCCGAACGTTGGTTGGAACGAGATAGTTTAGAAAATGCAAGCATTAAATACATCTCGCCCACAATCGTGTTCAGGATCACTGTCAACGGGTTACCACTAGGGTTCCCTTGCACTTTACGATGCAAACAGTTGAAAACAATTTGGGTGGTGTGAACAACTTCGCTCGCCATCATCATGAAGGCCCTGCGAAGCTCATATCGGGTAAAAGAAATGATAAAGGTGCCAAAGGAGACATCATATAGTTCGGAGGAGTTGTGGGAAATAGTCCAATCAGCAATCAGAGAGAAAGCATCAAAAATCAAATCCGGGTCCAGGGTGCCGTCGTATTGACCGTAGTCGCCGTCACCTCCGTGCGTTCCGACGGTTTGTAAACGCTGGTAGAGGGCTGTCCAGGTAGTGCTATCCGGATCTATTCCGACAGTAGAATAAAAACGAGCATGGTTTCGATAGAAGGCCGCAGAAAAATGCATTGTGAGAGCGCGGCAAGCCAGGGTGAAGTCGACAGGAGCCATAGTGAAGAGACGGGTTTTTACATCTCTAATCTTTTCGAGTTTTCGGCGTTCGTCTTTAAGTTGGTGGGACCACCATGATGGAGTGCGGTGGCCATTCTTCCAGTCTGTGAGTCGATTGAAGACGGCATTGCGTAAAGGTTGTTTCATAAACCATTCTTGCTGGCCGTCAACACATGTTTCAGTGAAGAGAAAAGATTTTCCAGTATCACCGGGCTTTCGAAGTTGTTTCCAGGGAAGTCCAGGGGATGAGTCCATTTCGAGTTTCTTGTAGTGGTCGTCAGCCACCACGCCATTTATGACGATTTGCATGTCAATGCCGGTGAAGAGGGAGAGAGTGGTAATGTGTTGGATATGTTTGGATCGGAGAGCACTGCAGATTTCTTTTCGTTCGGAGGAATTGAAAGGGAGGGTTCGTTTTGCGTATTTAGTGGCGCCATTGCGAAAGGGGCTAATGCGGTTGGTGTTACGAGGATCGCGCACGGATAGAACAGCTGGTTCCGTTACGTGTTGGCGAACCTTATCAAAAATCGGGGTGGGGATAATGTTTGTTCGGGTGGTTGCAAATTCTCCTAGATGATTAGGAACTGTACCGATGACTAAGTAACCTTCGTCAATGACAGAACCAAACTTTGCATCTTCATCGTCGGGGAGAACTGTTTGGGTAGCAAAGAGCCAATCGTCGTCATGGTAGGACATCAGACCTTCAGTTGGGTTTTCA